CTTCTCCCCTAGAAATGATATGATTTTTTCAAAAGTTGAAATGCCATCAACAAGCCCTTGCTTACAGGCTTTTTCACCCACCAGGACTCCGCCCTGACCGTACTTTTCCAGAACCGTCTCACGGCTTATTCCGCGATTTCTGGCCACTTTTTGTATAAAAATCTCAGCCAGCGCGTCCGCGCGCTCCTGTAATGCCTTTTCCCCGGCCTCTGTGCCTGGGTCGATATTCTTGTTGGGAGATTGGCTGGCTACGATGCAGATTTCATCATCCGAGGAACCGGAATGAGCGACGATTTGGACGCCGATGCTTCCGACGATGGCGGAATCCGAAGCATAAATCCTCTCACAGGCGCTTGCGATCCAGTAGGCGGCGGACGCACCATAGTCTGAGATGTAAGCGACGATCGGTTTTCTCCCGCGTGCCTCGAAAATCGCGTCAGCCAGCTCTGAGCAGCCTCCGGCCTCGCCGCCAGGGCTGTCGATTTCAAATAAAATGCTTTGAATCGAAGCGTCCTCTACCAATCTTTGGAAATCATGCATTAGTGTTTCGTAGGCGGTGGCTCCGCAGTGCCTCGTCATGAGATTTGAGCGCATGAAGAGTGAGCCACGGACCGGAATGATGCCCACCCCGCCCCGATTGTAAGCCCTGTGGGCATTCTTCACCGGTTCGCCGGGTAACCCTTCAAGGGCTTTTTCCCTTTTATGAGTCCTGACTACCGAGATCAGATTTAGCAAAGCCTCATCAGCCATGGCCCAGTTGGTTTTCATTAGATGGTTGAGAGCGTAGGACAAAAGGCACCTCGCGTTGGCACGAGGAAAAGATAGATTGATGGAAGAAAGTTGTGAAGTTTTCGAGTGCCGGCTAATCCGCGGTCATTTGTTGACACTTAAAAGTATTGACAAGCGCAATTTCTACTGATTTTGGTGATCATGCGTTAAAAAAATTCGCAGCTCCTCCTCATACTCGCGAATATGCTTATCAAAGTCGCGCCCCTGGTTCTCGACAATCGAACGCCGGGATTTGACTCCATTTTCAATGTCCACTTCATTAGCCCTGGCCTCCTTCAAAGGATCAATTGACTCCATCTCGCTTCCGCACCACTGGGTGCAGAGGTAAGCGCGGCGTTTAAGTGAGCCCTTGAAGAACTCCGGGGCTTCGAGCATGCCTGAGCGTATCGCGTCAGTGATGACCCACTCCCACACCGGCTGACAGAATTCGGAAACCAGCCAGGCCCTGCGCGTTTTGAATGCCTTCCAGGCCTCCAGTATTGCGCCTCTCGCGGCAGAGTAGGAAGATTGGAAGTGCTGGGTCAGCACTTCATAGGGGATGCTCAGTCCAATCCCAATTTGCTTGATGACGGCCTGAACGAAAGGATCATAGTTCGAGTTAGGGCGGCCGGGAGCGGCGGCACTGATTTTCTCATTAGGCAGGAGCCGAACCAGCTTTCCTGGACCAAATTTGACCATCTGACGCTTCGGCTCCGCCTGCCCTGGAGGAGGAGAATCCCGGTCCTCAATAGCATCGATATCATTGCCAAAAATGTCGGACTCCGAGGTGACAAACATCGAGAAATAGGCATTGATTACAGCCGCAGCGATCTCAGCGTCGGAATACCGGGAAATCTGTTTAAACTTTTCAATTATCGGAGCCAGGGCTGGCTCGCCACGACTCTGCCCGAGAAGCCTTTGATGATAGATGTGTAGAGCCAGAGGCATTCCTTCATCATCGAAGCGCGGCACGCGTACGGTTTCACTGCCCAAAAAACGATCAGGGCCGGCTTTTACGATGTGATAGGCAACCGGAAAGCCATCCCTCAGCTCCACCCCTTCGCGTAAATCAATATTCGGATCAGTGCACCGGTCGGGATTCTGAAGCCTTGCCCCATCGATAAGCTGAACTGTGGTCGATAGTATGGCGCCTGGGCGCTTCGCATGCCTTCGGATGGCCACACAATCCCCATCAAGAAAGGCCGCACGCAGCACCTGAGCCTGCATCATCGGGAAGCTGGCCTTTCCATGAAAGTCCGCCGTATCCGATTTCATATGGAGCTCAAATATTTTCTCGGCCCTGCGCTCAAACTCCCGCGCTTTGGCCTCGGGAATCCCGATCAGCTCATGGTCAATCCTGGCCTGGGGCCTGATACCATCAGACACGACGTTGGTCACAAAATTTTCCACGGCACCCCGGGCAATGCCCTCGTTCCGATCAAGATCGCGCGACTGATCACGAAGGGTCGGCATGGCTCCGAGCAGTGCCTCGTCAGCACTTGCATTGGCAGGGAACCACTCGGAAGACGCCAGACTTCGCCGGGACGTTGACCGATACGGAGCATCGGCCGTCGACTCAGCCCAGGCGGATTCCCCGGTAAAAAATCCCCTGAGCCGTGCTCCCAGCGATGGCTTTTGGACTTTATCGCGGTATCGCATCAACCGTGCCTCCACCCATCCTGCGTGTTATCGCCAGTTTCAGCTGGGCTTCCCTTTGATAAAGGTCCCGGAGATCCGCCCTTGATATCCTTCGTCGATTCTGATTGACTTCAATGTCGATCTCCTGACCGCTGTCCTCAATTCTGGCGATCGCTCGCTGCACAGATTTCAACTGCTCTTCAAGAATCATATCCTTGCCTTTTTCTCAAAGTTGTCGCAGACCTGATCGATATCAATGCCATCCATGTTTTCGCGTGCTGCATGCGCGTACCTCAGGCAATCGTGGGCATGGTCAGCAACGCCGGCGACCGTTTCGTAGACCATCTGGAATTTCCCCTCGACCTTTCGCCAGATTTTCTTTGGCGCCGCGAGCTCCTTGAAAAAGGAGTCCGGAAGGTTTTTATGAAAATGGATGATCTCCGCATCACGATACCGGGCCTTTGGATTGATGCTGAGCGCCTCCTGATACTCCTTCCTCCGCTCCATGGAGCGCTCCAGGGACGAAAAAAGGCGGCCATGGGTTGCCAGTTTTCCAACCGGGAAAAGAAAGACCTTGGCCTCCTTTTTTACTGTGGGATGATCGATATAGGGAGCGGCCGGGCCTTTGGCGCCTTTGATCGGCAGGATCCTTTGCTTGATGTGCCGGCTGCAGAAGTCATAAACCGCTCCGGTGTTGTGCCCACCGGTATCGACGCACGTTGTCGCAATACGAAGCCTTGATATGCCGTTACTGTGCGGGTAGGAGGTCTTCAGCCTTCTCTGAACGCGGGCCCAGAGCTCGGGCGCGTTCGAATCCCCAGGTTCAATCCAGTAATCGAGCACCCAGCTTTCATTGCCGCGCCCCCAGCCCACGACCACTATATCAACATGAGTCGGGTGGGTATCGACTCCGGCAGTGATCACTCCTATTCCATCCGGAAGCCTCGCTGCTGGCCAGTAATCCTCACGGAGCTGCATCAGATCGTTCGGATCACAGCTTGTGATTGTGTCGTCCTCGTAGGGTTCACCCAGGCAATTGTTGACAAAGACCTTCATTTCGACGGGATTTGCCAGCCCCTTGCGAAACTGCTGGAGGCTGCTCTTCCATGACCACATGCCCGGAGGGGCATAGAGAGCCGGCAGATGATAGCCTCGGCCACCATCCACTGAAGTGGAAGTAGGACGCCACTCCGCACGCGCCAGCATCCGGGTCTTGTCCTGCTCGAAATGCCGATAGCCACAGAGGATGCAGGGCCAGGCGGGATCATCCGTCGAAAGATCAAAATTCGCCCACACCAGAACCTGCATTTCACCGCAGCTGAGGCATGGCACAAAGAGCTTTCTCTGATCGGTGGTCAGGTACTCCCGCTCTATCCGGCAGTGGTCCCTGATGGTCGGCGTGGAGTTATAGAAGATCTTTTTACGGCCGTCATAGGCCGACGTCCGGCCAAGGGCAAGACCGCAAGGATCACCATGCCCCTGACAGTCCTCGTCGTAAGCGGAAACCTCATCAAATGCCAAATACTGGGCTGACTCCGAGCGCAGGGATGGTTCCGAGGTCGAGGTCGCCAGGTTGATATGGCCGCCTGGAAATTGCTTTGAGATCAGGGTGTCCTTATCCCTTTTGCTGTCGGGCACCTGTCTTTGATGTTCCGCGACCTTCTCACGAAGATCGCGGCAGTTTGCGATAATGGGATTGATCCTCTGCTTGGAAAACTTCTCCCGCAGCTCATCGGTCGGCTGCACAATGATCATGGGAGCTGGTGCCACCCCCATCACCCAGAGCATCCAGGCCAGGATGGTGAGCGTCCCTCCTGTCTGCCAGCCTTTCATGAGAACAACACGCTCGATGCCGTTATCAGGCATAAGCGCATCCATGAGCTCGTAGAGATAGGGGGTTCGGGAAAAATCGACAAGACCCGGGAAGGGATTTTTGCCGGATACAAGATAGAGATTTTTTTCGGCATATTCAGCAATCCTGATATCAGGGTTTGGCATCAAACCATAATAAAAGTCGGGAACCACCGACCCAAGGCTTGCAGTAATCAGGTCACGCTTCAACGGTCTTCTCCATCGAGAGCACCGCAGCGCCAAAGCGTTCGTGGAGCATGTCCTTTAACGCTTTTTTGATCGCGACCTTTTGAAAGGTGCGGAATGCGAGCCCCATCTCGTCAAGATCCTTGGCATGGACCATCACCGAATCGTCCCCATGCCTTTTGCGGAGAAAGTCCACGATAAGTCGTTTCAACTCGATTTCACTTTCATTGGGGACATTCAGGAGGCTGTCCCTTGCGCCACGGGCGACGGTAAATGCCTCGGTACGGAACTTCTCAATGCTCGTCAGCCTCCCGGCCTCCCGCTCAAATGTCAGCTTCTCCAGCAGGGCTTCATAGTGTCGTTTGACCCGATTGGCCTCTGTTACGCTCATTTCGTCATCCGCTTGGTTCACTCCGCTATCTGTCGGCCGATTGTCCTTTCTATAATCCTTATTCTGTATCCAGGCATGGCATCCAAGGGCAATTATGATGCGGGGACCATCCTTCTCCTGAATGACAGCTCCCTCAAGCCTCGTCCCGGCCTTGATAGCTCTGATCACTGCCGAGTGGTTGACTCCGACGATCCGGGCAAACTCTCTGATTGAGGCCGTAGGCAAATCCAAATGCATGACTCCAGAGCCGGTTTATCCGGCACAACGGAGTCATAACTCATTGTCGCCCCCACAAGGAAGCCTCAGAGTGTCCGCAAATTTGCCAACGCAGAAAAAACAAAATTCCGTTGACATCCCGACATCCACTGTCTGGTGGCGATATTGTGGTGTTCACGAAATTTCCAGGGCTTTCGCTGAGCTATAAGTGGGGTGCTATATTCATTTTTTATCCCCTAATCAGATCAAACTGACATTACCGGCGATAAGGCGGCAATATTGAAAACATAGCTTTGTGGGCATTTCAAGATTATCTAGCGCACATCATTTCTTCGGACGACAGGTTGTAGTTCATCAATGAACTTGGTACGTGTTCTCGAACTAGCACAGGCGATCAGAAGGCGTAAATATAGCCGCATCATCTCATTAAAAATATTTGCGCTCGTCGCGAGCTGAACAACTTCACTTGCCAAAACTGCGAAGGCTAGAGCGAGTTAGGCAGCAACAGCCCAGTACTATCCCACTAAACATGCAATGTGGGTGCAGTCTTCCTCTGGAAGCAACGGATAGTCTGGAGCATCTGGATCACCAACCCCAATAGACATTCGCTTGGCAAAGTCCTCTTATTTCCGTTATTTAGGCGACGTTAACAAGAAACGATGTCATGAAGCACATTGCTGCTCCGATGTTGAGGTGGGTCCTTGTCGAGCTTTGCCACCCGAATTCATTATCCGCTGGCTTTCCACTTCATATGGAAATCGACACATGCTACGAGAGGTGACGGAGCCAGCCACGACAAAGTTAAGGATTTTGACATGTTTTCAAAGATAGCGCGGATTCGTACTAGGCATTTTCACAGATTGGTGGGGGTCTTCATTGGAATTCAGTTGATTTTCTGGATTTCTAGTGGAGTCTACATTGCCTGGATGCCAATAAAAATTGGCAAAGGTGAAGATCGCACACGTGACATCCACAATGAACCCCTGCCACTCAAGGATACTGTTGCTCCCAGCAGCCTGAGCTTCAGACAGATATAAACCGAAAGCAGTTCGACTGGAAAACACACCAGCTGGCGTGTTCTATAGGGTCGAATCGTTTCAGGGGGAAATAGCAGTATTTGACGCCTTGACTAGAAATCCGGTTCATCATCAATCACCCGACCTCGCCTCCGAACTTGCCATGAAGCAAATCCAGAGCGAAGAATACCCGACCAAAGTTGAACTTCTGCGGGAGACACATACTGAATATAAAGGCCCGCTCCCGGCATTCCAGATTTCGCGCGAGGACTTCCGAAGGACGCATTTCTATAGAGACCCGTGGACTGGAAGAATCATTGCGAAACGGAACATGATCTGGAGGATCGTGCTTTTCTCTGAATGCTGCAAATCATGGATTTCAAGGAACGCGAGGAATTCAATAACCCATGGCTACGTATACAGAGTCTCGGCGCACTTAACTTCATCATAAGCGGCTACATACTTTTTCAGTTTGGGAAGGCACCTCGACGAAGTCAAAAGGTCAAGCCATTGAACTGAGAATCTGACATCAATAATTCTCCCAGCGAAACATGGTGTAAAATTTTATTCGATCAATGGAAATTTATTCTCATCCTCGTCACGTTTCTGCTATGTGCCCCGTAACAGCTTTGACTACTGGTAATACACCTTCCCAGGAAAGGAACTTTTTACATGCGGTTAGCAGGAAACAGAGTAATTTTAGCCTATTGTCTTTGCATGACTGGAATGCTGCATGCGCAGCATGGATCTCATTCCACGCTACCCGCAGCACAGCCGGGGAAACTGTTCCCAACTGACGTCGCAGGATTGAGTGAGGTAACTGAACCTACTGAGGTAAGGCTGGAAGAAGGCGCGTACTATACATTGGAAGCTAAAGCCGCCAAACAAAAAGTGGGAACACAGTGGATCAGACGTTTGGCATATAACGGTTCGGTCCCCGGCCCAATCTTTAGAGTCAGGCAAGGATCCAATGTCACGATAGCCCTTAAAAACGGGACTGATACTCCCACCACACTTCATCCCCACGGTTTGAGAGTCAGCCCAAAAGCTGATGGAGTACCGGGTGTGGGACAGGCTCCTATCCAGCCAGGAGAGTCATACAATTACGAGCTCACTTTCCCGGATGCAGGAGTTTACTGGTACCACCCCCACGTTCGTGAGGATTATGCGCAGGACGCTGGCCTCTACGGGATCTTTATCGTAGAACCCAAAAATCCGGATCTATACAATCCTGTTCACCGCGAACTCCCGCTTGTCCTTGATGATGTCCTGGTTGATCCCAAACAACCCTTCCAGGTCGACAAGGTAAGCCACACCCTGATGGGAAGGTTCGGGAACGTGAATCTGGTCAATGGTTCTGTCAATCCGAAAATATCCGTGACCAAGGGTGAGGTCATACGTTTCTTTGCTTTGAACAGCTCCAACACCCGAGTTTTTGCTCTCGCCGTTCCAGGTGTAAGAATGAAATTGGTTGGTGGGGATAACGGACTTTATGAAAATGAACAATGGTCCGACCGTATTATCATTGCTCCGGGTGAGAGGGTCATAGTTGAGGCGCAGTTCCAGAAGGCTGGCCTGTTCCCCATCCGCAATGAGAAGCCGAAGAACCCGGTAGCCATTGCTCAAATTGAGGTCAAAGAAGGCACTGTGGATCCTCTGGACTATGACTTCAGCATTCTCCAAATGAATAGCGAAGCGGTCTCTGACCTAAGCCTTGTCCGCAAGCAATTACAAAAGCCGATTGATAAAAAGCTGAGACTCACTCTTGCCATGGATCATAGCAAGTTACCCATGGATCATTCGATACACACGGGCGCGCACGATGATGGCACAGGCATCGAATGGGACGATGAAATGCCTGACATGAACAAAGCCAGTGACAATAAAAACGTGGTCTGGAAGTTTATCGACGAGCAGACGGCCAAAGAGAACATGGCCATCAACTGGAACCTCAAACAAGGTCAGTTTACCAGGATCAGTATCTATAATGACCCAAATTCCATGCACCCTATGCAGCACC